TTACCCTATAATTAATAAATCTACTGGAGAACAAAAAGAAATAGTTCTTAGTGTCCATGATTGGGATCAATGGAAAAAAGATAATCCCGATTGGGATAGAGATTGGTCTGATCCTAGCACTTGCCCTTCATCTGGAGAAGTTGGTGAATGGAAAGATAAACTCATCAAAAAGAATCCAGGGTGGAATGATGTCCTATATAAGGCATCAAAAGCACCTGGATCAAAAGTAAAAACCATTTAATTAAAATTTATGGCAAGAAAAAGAAGAGCGGCTGATCAACCAATCGGTGTTGGAATGACTGCAAAGCAAATGAAGAGGAAGAAACCAATTAATGCAGAATTACTTGTAGATATTGAACCTCTTACAGAAAATCAAGAAAGACTTTTTAAGTCTTATGAAGATAATAAACATTTAGTTGCATATGGTGCAGCTGGAACTGGTAAAACTTTTATCACTCTTTATAATGCTCTTTGTGATGTTCTTGATGAACGCAGTCCTTATGAAAAGATTTATATCGTTCGTTCTTTAGTTGCCACTAGAGAGATTGGTTTTCTTCCTGGAGATCATGAAGACAAATCTTCTCTCTATCAGATTCCTTATAAGAACATGGTTAAGTACATGTTCCAAATGCCATCTGATGCAGACTTTGAAATGCTTTATGGAAATTTAAAGACTCAAGGTACAATAAGTTTCTGGTCTACATCTTTTATTCGTGGTACAACTCTTGATAATGCAATTATTATTGTTGATGAATTTCAAAACTTGAATTTCCATGAACTTGATAGTATAATTACTCGTGTTGGTGAAAATAGTAAGATCATGTTCTGTGGTGATGCTACTCAATCAGATCTTATTAAAACAAACGAGAAGAATGGAATTATTGATTTTATGAAAATTCTTCGCGTAATGCCTTCAATTGATCTGATTGAATTTGGAGTCGAAGACATCGTTCGATCTGGTTTTGTTAAAGAATATATTATTGCAAAAATGGAAATGAATTTATGAGTTTTAACCATGTAGACGTTGATTTTCCTCAACTTGAAAGAGAAACTATTGATGGCATAAGATATTATAAAGTACCAGATGAAGATCAACTTCTTAGGTTAGTATCAATCACATCAGTCACAAGTCATAAAAACCGTCAGTTTTTTGAGAACTGGCGTAAAAGAATTGGTGAAGAAGAAGCAAATAAAATTACACGACAGTCTACAAGTCGTGGTACTGATTTGCATACTCTTGTAGAGCATCATTTAAAAAATCAAGAACTTCCCAAAGTTCAGCCTTTATCTGAAATGTTATTTAAGATTGCAAAGTCGGAATTAAATAACATAAATAATATTCATGCTCTTGAAAGTTCTCTTTACAGTAAGGTACTAGGAATCGCAGGTACTGTAGATTGTATTGCAGAATATAAAAATGAGTTAGCAATCATTGATTTTAAAACTTCAAAAAAACCAAAACCTAAAGAATGGATTGAGCACTATTTTGTCCAGTGTATGGCATATGGTTGCATGTTATATGAACTTACTGGTATAATGATTAAAAAGTTAGTCATTATCATGACTTGTGAAACTGGAGAATGTGTTGTTTATGAAGAATACGATAAAGAAAAGTACATCAAATTGCTCACCGAATATATTAGAGAGTTTGTTACAGATAAGTTGGGACAATATGGAAAATAAAGAACTTGAGAAAGTCTTAGAAAATAAATTCTTTTGCCCTTCTAGATTTGCACAGGAGATTGAATCTCTAGTGCAAACTAATTTGGATATGAATTATATTGATGCAATCGTTTACTTTTGCGAAAAGAATAACATTGATGTTGAGTCTGTACCAAAACTTCTCTCAAAACCATTAAAAGAGAAAATTAAATACGAAGCAATGGAACTTAATTTTCTCAAGAAAACCTCTCGCGCAAAATTAATTTTTTGAATGATGCCATTTGATGCGTTTCGTTGTTATTTGTCTTTAAAAAATCATTTTACAAAAGAAAAATACGATTACCACAAATACTGTGGTAAAAGTCGTGCGACAGTTCAATCTTTCTATAAACGCAAAGATCGTTTTTGGTTTGAAAAAGTATCAAGACAAAAAACAGATCAAGAAGTTGTAGAGTTTTTTGTTTCTAATTTTGTTTCTTGTCCAGATCCAGAAACACTATGGATTGGAGAAATCATTAAAGAAGGAGAAACAAGATATACAAATTGGAAAAAGAAAGTTCAGTCTTTAACTTATTTGTTTAAAGAAGAATCTGAAAATCTTTTTGAGAATTCAAAGGTAGATGAAATGTTTGACTGTTCTAAAGGTCATCCACCAATTCTCAAAAAATTCCTGAGCGGGAATATTAGTCTTGAAACTTTGGTAATTTATGATAGAATATTTTTGTTCGGTAATGATTTTGATAAGAGACTTAAAGATCCAGTGTGGGAAACCGTAAGTTTAAAATTAAAAAAATATTCTCCATTCCTACATATAGATGTACCCCGTTATAAAAATATTTTGAAGGAAATTGTTCTAGGAGGAACATGAGTTTTTTTGATTCAGAAGTAGTTCGATCAGAAATGGTCGAAATATCAGAACTTCAAGAAGAAGTTTATAATAATGTTTTTAACTTCCCTATGATGAGTAAGGAAGATAAGATTTATCATGTAAACCTTTTAGAAAAGCTTCTTGATAAACAAAAGATTCTATACACTCGTTTGAGTCTTTCTGATGATCCAGAAGCAATTAAAATGAAAGAAAGAATTATGCAATCTGCTAGCATGATGGGACTTCCACCAAATGTTGATATGAATGTTATTTTTAATAATATGTCCAGTATGTTGGAAGTCATGAAAAATCAGATTGACAAAACAGGTTCCGACCTGTAGAATAACGAAGTACACACAAGCCAAATCTGTACACAATCCGAGGTAATCTAATGTCTTTTGCTGACCTTAAAAAACAATCTTCTGTTGGTTCACTGACTTCCAAACTGGTAAAGGAAGTAGAGAAGATGAGTACAACTTCTGGAGGCGCTGATGAGCGTCTTTGGAAACCCGAAATGGACAAGACTGGTAATGGTTTTGCAGTCATCCGTTTCCTGCCCGCACCTGAAGGAGAAGACCTTCCTTGGGCAAAAATGTATTCCCATGCCTTTCAAGGCCCTAGTGGATGGTACATTGAAAACTCTCTGACCACTTTGGGTCAAAAAGATCCTCTTGGTGAATATAACCGAGAACTGTGGAACAGTGGGACTGAAGCAAACAAAGAAACTGTTCGTAAGCAGAAACGTAAACTGTCTTACTATTCCAACATCTATGTTGTAAAGGATCCTGCAAATCCTGCAAACGAAGGTAAAGTCTTTCTGTTCAAGTATGGTAAAAAAATCTTTGACAAGATTATGGAATCCATGCAACCTGAATTTGAAGATGAAACTCCTATCAATCCTTTTGACTTCTGGCAAGGCGCAAACTTTAAACTGAAAATCGTGAAGAAGGATGGATATTGGAACTACGACAAGTCTGAGTTTGATCGAGTCTCTCCTCTTCTTGAGGATGATGATGCTCTGGAAGCACTTTGGAAAAAGCAGTATTCTCTGACCGCAGTTACTGCTCCAGATCAATTCAAGACTTATGAAGAACTTGATCGTCGTCTGAAGATGGTTCTTGGACAAAAACCTGCTTCTCGTCCTCGTCTTGATGAAGAAGTTGATGATGAGGATAATGATCGTGGATCATACTCTCCTGATTTTAGTTCACGTCGTCAAGAGTCTGAACTTCCTAAAGAATTGAAGACTCAACTTAATTCTCTGAATTCATCTAACGATGATGAGGATGAAGATGATGCACTGAGTTATTTTCAACGACTTGCTGAAGAGTGATTAAATCAAGCGGGGAGAAATCCCCGCTTTTTACATATGGAGACGAATGTTCTCTACTCGTTTTGTTTCAGTGTCTATGAATTGACTTGATCCCTCAAGATACCTCAATTTAGCATCTTCAATTAAAATACCTAAAAATTCTGGTCTTAAAGCAAATACAGTTCTTTTGTTTTCTTCAATTTGGAGTTCATATTCATAATTCGTGATTGCTAACTTTTCAGTATGAACAATTTCAGATGTTCTTCTGTAATCATAATATTGAAATGAGAAGTTTTGATCTACTGTAATACCACCAGGAAATACGATTCTTCCAGAAGAATCTTTTAATTCTACTGATTCATAATGGTGAATGCCGTTGTATAAGTTGCTTTCAGTTTGATATTTTATCAATAAGTATTCTTGAAATGCCGATTGTGGCAAAGGCCATTCTGTTTGAATGTTTAGTATGTTATTGCACAGTAAAATTACCCAATCGAGTGTTTCATCATTATAAAGTTTGTACGCAACATTATCTGGTCTTTCATCTCCAACGATTGTATATCTTGTAAAGTAAGATAGGTTTTCCATAATATCAGAACGAATAATCGGTCTTCTAAAAAGATTCTTTACTGTTATATAATCAGTTAAAGTATGTTGATCAGGTGTTGTATTAATATATTCTAAATTTGGTATGTTTTTAAAATATGGTCTCATGATTAGTACCCAATTTGTCCGTTTATTGCGCCATCATAATCACTAGCATAGATTGGAACTATTTCTGTAAATTGAAGAGATAGACCATATGAAGTCATCGTTCCATCTCTAAATGTTGCATAATTTCCATCTGGTGTGTAGTCTACGTTACAAGTCTGTAAAGCACATAATTTCATTCTGTTTATTGCAGGATTGTCATAATCACTGCCAGAACTTGGATTACCAAACATGTATCTGATGTGAAATACATGGGGTGCTTTTAAAAACAAACCTCCAGACTCTATTTGTGGAGCCATTCTGCGTTTGAAGAATCTAATGATATTTCTAACTTGCATTGCTTCAGTAGAATCTCTTGGAGATAATCTAAAATTAAATGAAAATGGTCTTAATGCCGGACCTTGAAAGAGAAGTTCCATATTTGGATTGAGTACTTTTCCTTCAACTCTTGCAAGTAAATTATTAACGTTCGCTGCTCTTCCTGCAAAATATAATGCTATTTCTTTTTTGAAATCACCTGCAATTCGTCCAGCTGCTGTTGCATCTCCAATCAAACCGCTTATTGTAGAATTAAGAACAGCTACCTGATTATTTAAGTCTGAAGCATCGTTCCAATTTTGTATTGAATTAAATGCCGTCGCTGCTTTTTGTGCATCTATTTGATTGAGTTCATCTTGTCCCCAACTTACCATGTTTGAATCAGAAATACCAGATTGTATTGGTAAAAAGACTTCTCCTTTTGCTCCTGATAAATTTGCTCCAGCACCAGCAAGACCCGAAACGGCTGATCCTGAGGCAGAGGTTATTGATGCTAGAGATCCTGAAGTTGTTGATGTTAAAGATGCTGTTGTAGATGGTTGATATTCATATGCAGTAAACTGCAAATAATCTTGTCCATTGTCTTTCAATGCAGTTGGAAATATGTAACTTGCAGAATTATCATCAGAAGCAGTGTTTGTGCTTCCTGAAGTATATAATGTCGAAGTTAGTCCAGAGATTGAAAGAGCCATTTATTTTGTATTTTTATAATTTTATTTAGATATGAATTTGGCATATGACAATGATTTTAAAAATGTAAGTTCATCATTTTTGACCAAATGCAAAGATCCGGCAACTTCTTCCCAAGTATAATTTCTTTGTTTTCCCCAATGGAAGTTTAATCCAGTAAATCCCCAATTTTGAATTGATAAAGCTGCTATGAGAGGATGTTGATCATAAACAATATTTGGTGTTTTTGCATTGTATATAAAAGTATAATATTGACCTACTTCTGGTATAAAATCTGTCTCGTTTAATATTTCTATAATTACTATCATTATATCTTCGGGATCTAACAACCCAGAAGTTTTTTCTTTTAAAAGTTCAAGTCTAGTTTTTGGTTTTTCAATTTCTTCGTCTTGTTTGGCAGAGAT